ATCTGAATTCTGGATGTGTCAACTGAAAGGGGCCCGAAGGCCCCTTGGTCGTCAGGACGGGATTTTTTCCCGGTCGATGTACGGCGGGGGCGTTGCACCGCCGCCACACCCGCCGCAGTCGCCGTGCATGGGCCGACTGGCCGTGACGCGCTTGATCGGATCCACCACTTCGACCGGGATGATCTCGGCAGTGACCGGCTGCGCGCGCAGCACCTCGTTGCGAATCGCCCGGATCTGGGCAGGAGTTGGCTCGTCGACCAGTTCGAAGAAGCCGCGCAGGTAGTGGAGGAGCTGATTGGAGTCCATCAGGTAGTCGCCTTTCCAAGGAGCCGGCTGAGCATGCTGGGCTGCCGCTCGGGGGGATCGATCATCATGATACCGCCAGCACGCATGGCTTGCCCGGCCAGTTCCATCTTCTGCTTGGCGATCTCCACCTGATTGGCGTACTCGTCGACCTTGAGCTGGTACTGGCCGAGCCCGCCCACCATGGCCCCGCGCTGTGCCAGCATCTGCTTCATGGCCTCGGCCTTGTCGGCCTCTTCCTTCTTCCTCCGCTCGTCGGCCTTGGCATGCTCCTCCGCGCGCTCGAGGAGGCGGGCGGCGACGATGCCACCGACCGCCTCGCCGAGCTTCTCGCGCATGATCGCCCACTGCTCGGGCGTCGGGGGCTGATCGCCGACGAGCCCGGCGGCCCCGTTCAACCACAACACGAACTCGATCGGCTTCATGTCAGCCCTCCCCCATGCCCTTGTGAGCGTCGAAGCCCTCGGCAGCCACACGCTGCGCCGGGGGCTTGACCGGCCACGGAATCAGCTTGTCCTCCACGGCGACGAACTCGGTCTGGGACCCGTCGGCGTTCGTGATGGTCAGCATCATCCGATCTTCGTTGTTGACCCAGACGGCAACCTTCTGGTCGTCCGCCGCCTCGCGCAGGTGGTAACGAAGGGCAGTTTCGATGTCCCTCAGAGCACCACCCAGTCCTCGGCGAGGACGTCGGTCTGGGACGCCAACCAAGGGACGCGAGCCCCCGGGGTATTGATGGCGTCGGCAGGGTAGTTGAGGTACAGGTAGGGGAGGGTCATCTTGCTGTGCTCGTCGGGCACCTGCTGCTCCAGCCACATACCCTTGCCGTTCCAGCCAGTGCGAGCGACGCGGTGCCCGGCCTTCAGGAAGTGGATAGCGTCGCCGAAGGTGAGGCGCTGCTCGGAGCCTTCAGCGACGCGATAGGCCGCTTCGAACACCTCCTTGGGGCTCCAGCTGATGTAGCCGTCGGCGTATTTCACGGCGTAACCGGGCTGGCCGTCCTTCTCCTGTTCCCAAGCGGTGATTTCCTTGGTGCCGATGTAACGATGCGTCATGTCACCCTCCTTAACTAAAGGCGGCAATGCGCTCGCCGAGAACCGCGCTGTACATCGTCATGATGTGCGCCTGCGTGTTAAGACGTTCCTGTTCTTGCCACGGCAAGGAGGCAAACAGATCTGTGTTCTTGAAGTTGCCGAGCTTCTCGCGCTTGTCGTCGAGGTCACGCTTTTCATCCACAACACGTTGTTGATGCGGTGCGAGTTGGGTCATGATCAGGACTCCTTGATGGTGGTCGCCGGGTTGGCCTCGACGTAACCACGGGTGACGTATTCGCCAGTCTCGGCGCAGCGGTAGCGCGGCGCGCGCTTGGTCTGCCCCTCGTGGATGGCGTCGCGGAGCGAGAAGCCCAGCAGCGGCCAGATCTTGTTGACCGCGTTCTGGCGGGCGATCTTCCGGCCGATCTCAGCATCGAAGTTGGCCGGGCTGGCGCAGGCGCTCTCACCGGTGACGGTGAAGCCGTTCTTGAGCACCAGTACGCAGAAGGTCAGGAGACTGAGAGCGTCTGCAGCAGCGTTGTCGACCGGCGCGCCGGTGAGGACGCCGTCGAGGGCGGTGAAGAAGTGCTCGGAGGCGATCTCGGCCTCGATGTCGGCCGGCGTGACGCGCGGCGCGTGGAGGCCCTTGGCCTCGATTTCCAGCTGGATCGGATCGTTCATGGGAGCTCCTATCGGTCCGGGAGGCGGGATTGCCTCCCGGACCGATATTATATCAGAGCTCGTCGCCCCGCAATCGCGCCTTGGTCTCTTCATCCAACTTGGCGAACTTGTCCTGTGAGAGCCGCATCACGTCTATACCGAGCTCACCGCCGTTGCCCGCCTTGTCGGAGTCCAGACCGACCTTGGCCGTGTTCGGCGGCTGCTTGTTGTTCGCCTCGGCGGCCTTCTCGCGAGCCTTGCGGGCGCGCTCCTCGGCCAGCGCCTTGGCAGCGTCGGACACCTTCTGCTCCGGCGGGTTGCCCAACACATACTTGACAGCCTTCGCCAGCGCATCTGCGCGCTTGGTACCCGACTTCACGAAGGCGTTGAGCAGCGTCGCCACCTCGTTGGTCTGATCCTCGTTGAAGTCCTCGTGCTCGGGGTTGAGCGCCGGGTACTTCGCCTCGAAGCCGGCCAGCTGGGCGTTGTACGACAGCTCCTCGACGGCGGCCTTCCGGGCAGCGTCCGACTTCACGGAGGTCTGGTACTCGACCAGCTCCTCGCGCATGGCGTCGACCTGCTTGCGGACCTTGCGCGCCTCGTCCTTCTTGCCGTCGAGGATCAGGTCCTCGTACTTGTCCTGCAGCTCTTCGATCTTGGACTTCATGTCCGAGACCGCCTTCTGGGTTGCCGATGCCTGCTGGCCGCCCTTCAGCTTCTCGATCTCCTCAAGCAGGGCCTGTTCGCGCTGGCGCGCCTTGGCCTGAGCCTCGTCGAAACGCGACTTCGGGATGCGGATGTTGCGCTTCTTGGCCTCTTCGGCCTCGAGGCGCTCGCGTTCCGCCTTCTCTTCGGGGGTCTCCTCACCCTCGTCGAGTTTGTCGCCCTTGGCGGCGTCGTCCGCGTCGCCCTTGCCGGCGTCGCCTTCATCGCCGCCCTTGCCGGCCGTGTCCAGAGGCGACTTCACCTCATCGCCGCGATCCACGGGCGGGTTCTTGTCGTCGCCAGCGCCAGCAGCGCCGTCGAGCTTGTCGTTTTCATCAGCCATTTTGAGCTCCTTCGTTGGGTTTCGGGGTGTTGCGAGCCTGTTCGACGGCCGCGACGCGCTGCGCCATAGCCTGTTCGCGGGCCTGCTGCTGCTTCAGAGCGGCCTCGGCCGCTGCCTGTTCGCGCTTGAGGGCAAGTTCGGCCTGCATCTGCTCACGCTTCAGGGCGAACTCCATCTCCATCTTCTCGCGGGCGAGCTGGTGCTCCTGCTCCATCTTCTGCTGCTCCATCGCCATCTCGGCCTCCAGCTTGTACTGCTCCATGGCCATCTCGTCCTGCCCGGTGTCCTGACCGATCGACGCCAGCTCCTTCTGGCTCTTGGCCGCCTTGAGCTGAGCGTCGGACTGCTTCTGCAGCGCCTCGGCTTCGAGCTTGGTGACCTCGGCCTCGCTGGCGCGCTGCTTGAGCCGGGCCGCCGCCTGTGCCTCGGGGCTGTTCTGATCCCCATCCAGCGCCTTGATGATCTCGGCTTTGTCCTTGAGCCGGCTTGACTGGATGATGAATTTGTCCGGAATCTGCACACCTGCCTCTGTCCGCAAGCGCAGAGCCTGATCGAACTGAGTCTCCTCGAACGTATCCCGCTCGGGCTGGTTGGTAACGACCACAGCATACTCGCCCAGCGTCAAATCGTTGACGATAGCCCCCTCGGGAGTCGGCTGGTTGACCACCAGCTGCTCTGTCTGGTTCGTAAGGCGGTCGGTGGTGATGTAGAGCAGGCGCTGTTCGGTGTAGTACTCCTGCACCATGTCCAGCACATTGCGGGCGAGGATGAAGTCGGTCCGGTTCATGTTGTCCATGACCTTCGCGAGGTTCGCCTGACCCGACATCTTGTTGGTCTGTACGCTCTTGGCAGCCACGTCCTCGCGCGCAAAACCCTGCATGTAGTCCGACACGCCTGAGATGGTCTTGATGTGCTCCTCGGCCTTGTAGCTGATCCTGTCGAGGCCAGACGGGGTCTGGTTCGGCTGGATCTTCTCGGCGTTGTCTATCTCGTCCAACTCCAGCACAAGACCGGTCTGCGCGCCGCGCTGCTCCAACTCGGCCGTAGACATGTTCTGAAGAGCGTTGCGCTTGATCTTCCAACCCGAGTTGGCCGTGGTATTGACCACATGCAGCTCCTGCGAGCTGACCTTATTGAGCAACTCTTGGGGTCCGATCAGGTTCTCGACGAGCCCAACAGTACGGCCACGACGAAAATATGGGAAGTAGGGCACAACTGTGAAATGCTTATATGGCGACCAATCGTCGTGCAGGACCACGTTGTCGGCGATAACGGTCCACCGGATACGTTGGACCAGCTTCTTGGTCAGAGACAGATTAGGGTTCTGGGACAAGTGCTGCTGCACACGCAGCTGGTCCCAATCTGGTGGTACGACCCGCATATCGCCGGTCTCGATGTCGACGAAGTGCAGCATACGGTCGAGCTTGCGCCACTGACGCTCGATAACGCGTATGTTCCGGGTGTTATTGGTCCCCGAATCAGGCCCTGTGTTGTACGTATACATTGTACGGGGGTGGCCGAAACGGTCCCGATTGCGGTCGATGGAGTCATAACCATAGGGGAAGTAACTATCCTGCCGACCGCGCAACAGGTCGGCGTCGGCCTTGCTATACAGAACCTCGATCTGGTCGGGGCTCATCCACTTCGTAATGATGACGTCGCCCCATTCGTCGGGATCATACTCATCCGCGTCGGCATCGATCAACACATTTTTGGGGTTGAGCTGCTCGATCCGAATCTCGCCGCGCAGAGAATCCGTGAAGTCCAGCCGGACGTCGAAGAACCCACGCGACCCCACGACACCATCTGCAAATACGTCGCTACGCACCCAGTTGAGTTGGTTGTTATCCCCAATCTGCATGAAAACCTTGGTCAGCGCATCGGCAACCTCGGCTGACGCCCCCTCATTTCGCGGCTTGAAGGCGATGTCAGTGCGGTTGAAGATCTGTTCGCCAAGCACGTTGGACACAGTGCTGATGATCTTGTTGATCGTCAGCGCCGGGCGACGGTAGCTGCGCAACAGAGCCAGATCGCTCGGATCCCACTGGAGCCCGACGAAGAAGTCCTCGCAGGTGGTGGCTTTCTTGACGTAATCGAGGTGACCGTTATCTCGGAGCCATGCGTAGCGGTACCAGACTTCGTTGGCCAGAGCAGCGTTGACAGGCATACGGTGCTCCTCAGCTCAGCTCGTTGAGACGGTACATGGCCTGCAGCAACACCGTGCGGATGTCCGCGAGTGCGTTGTCCAGCGAAATGTCCTCCTCTGACAAATCGTAACGGTGCTCGTCGATCCAAGCAACGAAGTCCTCGCACATCTTGGTACAAGGCCGTATGACGGGAGACCACGAAGGGTAACTGTTGATCCTGCCGTGCTTGCCCTGCCACTGCTCGACGAAGCTATCAACCGCGCCGGGCAGATCGGTATACAGGGTCTCCAGCGCCTTGTGCGCCGCGTAGCTCGGAGTCTTGAAGTGTTCGAGATGGGCGAAGGTGCCCATATGCAGTGCACGCACTGCTAATTCTGCTTGTAGCTTCGACATAGTTCCTCCTACGCAGACATGTGGCTGGCGCTACCAGCGAAACCCTCAGTCAGACGATCCCGCCAACTCTTCAGGGGTGGGGGTGTATAGGCTCGCGGAGGCTCCTTCCCTAGACATAGGTGCGCAGCCCATGCCAGAGCATCCACAACGTCGTCGTGCGCACCAGCAGGGAAGCGTAACAGCTCCTGCTCCGCCTGCGACAACCAGCTCGCGCCTTCTGGAAACACCACGCGACCCTGCTGCATACGCCCCTGCAGCGGGCGTGCACGAGCCATTTTATCAGTCATTGGGCGCAATACCTCATACGCCGGGTACTGCCGGCGCTCGCTCATGCGTTTTTTGAACAACGGTTCGATGGCACGCCAGATCTGCCCATCCTCGGCTCCCAGCAGATAACCAGTGGTCGGTATGCTCCCCCAGCGCAACGCTGCGTCGAGCATGGCCTCCACGATCTGGAAGCTGTCCCCCTTCATACGGAAGACCTCCAGCACATACAACGTATCGGTCTCGTCTTGAAGAACCGTCGCACCAACAGTCCAGTCGTTCTGCTGCTTCTCACCGATCGCGAAGTCCCACGCTGTGTAGATACGCATATTGTGTGGGCTCGGCAGCGCCTTCTGGTACCGGAAGTACTCCTTCTTGAAGTACATGCCCTCGTCGGGGACCGGGTTCTGCTGGTACAGGGCCGACCAGATACGCGGCTGGAGGTTGGCCCGGATGCGCTTGAGCGCCTCGGTCGGGTACCGATCTTCGTGGAGGCAGGTATCTTTGGGGCGCAGCAGCGTCTGGTGGGGCTCAAGTGCCGCGATTTCGGCATCTAGGCGCAGAATCTCTTGGGTGAGCTCATTCCGGTACTCCCAGTGCTCGCTGAGCGCCGGGTACCGGATGATCTCGAACTGGTCGGCATCGGGGTCGCTGGACATGGCCTGCTGGAGCCGGCCGGCAAGGTCATCGTCATTCCACCAAGTCTCGATGGCCAGCACCCCGCCGCCGGGGGCCAAGCGGGTATACGCCGTGGACTGGTACCAGTCCCACAGCTTGTCGCGGACCAGAACCGAGTCGGCCTCCTCCTGATTCTTGATGGGGTCGTCTATTATAAGGCAGTGCGCGCCCTTGCCGGTGATACCGCCGCCGACGCCAGCGGCGGTGAAGCCGCCGCCCTTGGTCGTGTTCCACGCTTCCGCGGACTGGGAATCGGGGTCGAGCTGGGCGTCGGGGAAAATAGCCTTGTAATGGGGGTCGCGCATGACCTCGCGCACCTTACGCGAGAACTTCATCGGCAGTTCGAGGTTGTACCCGACGTTGATGATCTCGTGCGTCGGGTTGTGCCCGAGGTGCCACGCGGGGAAGCGGATCGATGCCAGCTCCGATTTGCCATGCCTCGGGGGGACGAGGATCATCAGACGAGGGGATTTACCCTCAGTGATCTCGCGGCTGAACCGCTCGAGCCGGCGGCAGATGTCGTCGTGGACCCAGCCCGCCGAGTACGCAGGGTGGGTCATCTGGGTGAACTGCAGCAGGC